TTAATACGATGTATTTCTTTTTGCTCCGCCATGACACACCTCTACGGTTCTATCCACGTTATAATAACGTGTGCTTGCTTTGCTTTGTTCAAAGCGCATTTTAAAATTTCATTATCGCTTGTTCCATCGACAATTGTTATTTCTAAAATCGAATAACCACCGCGACCGCCCATTCGTTCAACACCCATTCTAGCTACACCCATTATGCGCGGCGCTGTATCTACAGGTATTTCGTTTATTGTAATTGTAAAGCCTAATGACGCCGCATACTCTACATAAAAACTCTTACTAGTCGTTTGTCCTAATTCAAATAACTTTGTGTGAGCTATAACTTGCCTCTCTTCAACAGTCAAAGATAAATCTTCAAAACATTTTTCAGGCAAGCCTAATACACGTTCCCAGTCTTCTAACAAATCAGTCGCAACACCTGGGTCTGTTTCGTTCAAAAGTTTAAAGGCATCAGTTTGAACACGCACAAGTTCAGATGCGAAACATGAAAGTAATCGTCTTAATATATTACCTGTAGAACCAAGTGCATCTATAACATCCTGTATAATATCTGGACTAGAACTTTCGTCTTCCCATACATCAGGATTATCTATCACATCTTGTATTACTTCGCCTAGAAAGAATCTGTCATAAATCCAAATGATACCGTCAGGCAAAAGGTCTACAAGTAAATCAGTGTAATCAAGAACATTCCACGATTTTATTTGCAGTTTAAATTGTTCGTATGCTTCCGCCATTACACCAAGTCCGAATATGTTGCCCCATCAAAGAAGGCTGTTTCAGGTATCGTTGTCGAAAAGTTAGCCACAGGCACGGGCGAACCATCGACGCGAATTTCTGTTATGTCATAGTCGTCTGGACCAGCGGCGGCAATAGAACTTCTTATATGTGATATAAGAGAAGTGCCGCCAGGTTTAGATTCTAAAATAAACAGAGCTTTAAGATTTTCATCAATAGCGTTTTGCATGTCTGAAGTATTGGGTGTCACATCTATATCGAATTCAACGGGGATAGGATCTATTGTAAAATAATCGACATGAGCAGGTATAGGTCTAAGAGCTTCTACATGGTCTTCAACGTCTGTAAGTATAGCTGGCGCTACAGCTTCAAGTATATCTGTTGCGACTGCTAAACCAACCGTACCTGCGCCCATCCACTCTTCAGCAGGAAAGCACCACGCTTTGCCGACACCAGCAACTTCAAGAGCCCAACGGACATAGTCTTCAGTCGTACCGCAACTTGGCGGACTTTGAAGGCGTTGAAGTAATCTCAGTGCCCACGATTCTAATGTTTCTAAATCTGAACCGTCGTCAAAACCATCGCCAACTTTATTTACTTCAGTGTCTACATCTGGGTCTGGACTAGCAAGAACAAATACAGTATCTTCCGTATTATAAAGTATACCGTCTTCTACCGCGACAACTTCAACAGATGAATCAACATCAATTTGAAAATCATCCTGTGTCTCGTATTCGTAGCCTTCACTGTTTATAATAATCGTACCAGCTGTAACTGTATATAGAGTCGTACCTGTAAACGCTACATTACCAGTTGTAAAATTTGGTGCTTTTCTGGGCAATCCAAAAATATTGCCCCAACGAGTTAAGCCAATTTCTGTTGCGGTGTCTACGAATATCTGTTTATATATCCAAGCTAGAAAACCGTATGTCAAATGAATACCGCCAGTGAATACAATAGCAAGTACACCAAGCATAGACACTTTAGGTATTTTTATATTGTCGGTTACACGTGATTCCATGTCCGCTTTTATGCGTTCATAGATAGTCTGTATAGTTGGTCTTGTCCAGCTCATGCCGCCAAACCTCCAATTGTTTGATATTGCCAATTGACATAAAACTTGAAATAGACATCATCTACATTTTTACGATTTATTGTAACAGTAAAATCAATCTGTCTATTACTAGCTTTAACAGCTGTAGCTTCAATTGTTTCGGCAATACTGTCTGTTATCATCCATTCTAAAGCTTCTTGTGCATATTGCTCTGCAAGCTTCAAAGTTGTTGCATCAATTTTACTTCTACCCAGCAACCATAGCTTAGAACCGAAATTGAAACCAACTAACAAAGAACCAAAATAACCACCTCTTAATTTTTGAGTACCTGGCAAAGCGTCGTCATTAGCTGCTCGGGCATCAGAAAACAGAGATATTAAAACAGCCGTCTCCAAACCTGGGTCACGCAATAAAGCATTACCCTGAACTTGCATGTCTGCTGGTCCTAATGTCTCAGCTGTCTTTGCAAGATAGAAAAATTTTATGTCGCCAACTAGTGTAAAAACAGTCATCAATCCGCCTTCAAATTACTAGACGCATAATCTAGAGCTAATCCAGATATAGCACCAGCAATAGCAGAAGCAAGTGCAGCGCCACCGTCCGGTGTACCCGGCGGTGTAAAAGTTGTGCACGTCGTTTCTATTGCATCCATAACAGCTTTAACTTGATTAGCCAAAGCGACAAAGTTAGCACCATTGCCAACTAAAAAAGTGTTCATAATAGCTTGTATGTTTCCGTCATCTTTCAAAAGTAATACTTGGCCATGTTGCGAATACAAAGCAACTTCGCCAGTTGCCAACGGCTTAAGTCTATATTGACCACTATCTGTCATAATAACAACACCGTGGTCTCTATTGCCGTTAAGATAAACCACAACAGCCTCGCTATCAATCGGCGGGTTTGTGGTTAACCCGTATGCTTGAAGTCGTTCTACATCGTCTTGAACTTCGCCAGCAAGACCACTTATTTTAACAAGTTGTATCTCGTCATTATCTTTAACAGCTTTTATTAGAGCTTTGCCAACAAGAAGTTCAACACGATTAACCAACTTTTTAATTAAGTCTTTCATGTCAAATCTACAACTTCCGTTGGGTCTTGTTTGAATACATCAGGATGTTTCAAAGTCAAAACTGTATTTTCGCCGCCTTCGTCCAAAGTCATAACAACTTTCGTAATAAGAACTTCTTTGTTTATATCCCATTCATCATAGCGCAGATTTGTTCTCTTGTTCTTTTCCCACAATACTGTTGGAATACCTGCTGCATTTTTTTGAAACCATCCGCTAACTGTCGCAGTATATTCCGTTGCTCGTCCAGACCGCACTTGCGCTTCCCATTTAACTCGTTTATCTAATCCTTTTCTGTCTTCTTTTGATTCGGCAATAAACAGCATTGGCCTATATCTATCTACACCAACATCGTAAGCTTCTGCTTTGTTCTGCAAAACAGATTTAGACCATTTCTTACCATTGCCAGGATATTGACTTAAACCGGTGTAAGTGCTGAAGCGTTCTTCCCACGACACTGTCTGGTCTAATTGTTTTATATTGACACCCATTTCTAAATTAACTGCCCGCTCTGTCGGTGTCGCGGCGTATCCCAAAAGCAAATTGCCGTCAAAAGTTGACATAGGTAAAACAGCTCTGCTTCTACATAAACGTTCTATAGAACTGAAAGCACTTTCGCCAGATTGAATTGTGAATTTTTCAATTATGATGTCATCCGCTGGATTGAGTCTAGTTACATCTACCTTTAAACCAAAAGGTTGTAACAAAGCTTTTACAATAGAAGAAAATTTTGTTCGCGTCCAAGTTTGACTCGGATACACCGCAGCACAATCAACAATGTCACCTAATTTGTCGTAGCCAACTAAAGTGAAAGTATCTGTAGTGTCAGATATAGACCTATTTGAACTTGTTATAAAACCAGGCGCGACAGTCTTATTTCTAACACCGGCAAGTAAATTATCTATCATTATATTACAAGCAAGACCAGTTCTTAAACCACGTGTAACAGAACCAGCTTTGTCATATAAATCAAATTGAAACGATGTCGGCAATGCTTCCATATCAAATGTCAATTCAACTTTTTCCCATCCAGATAAGAGTTGTCCGTTGACATCTAACAATGGTACACTCTTATTCATTGCCTACCTTTATTTGTAATGGTACAGCCGGTATAAAACCAGGGTGTATTATTCCATTTCTGTCTATTAAATCCTGTTCATTGTCCAGACTACCATACAAGGCAAAACAAAGACTAATCGAATTTGTAGTTTGTGGAGAATCATAATTTATTATTGAAGGCAAATTAATTACTCTCGATTGAAGGTCTGCGAAAGCAGCTCGTTTAGCTTCGCGCAGAGCTTCAAACATATCATCTGAAATATTCGGTTTCTCCATTACAGCGTTAATATCGTCAAACAAATCTTTCTGACCAGCTGTCGCGTCTTCTAATGTTTCGTATGGCACTTCAGATACCATACCGATACGAGCTGCAAGCGAAGCATAGCCAATCATATCTTGTAATTGTCTTGACGGCCAATCTGGGTCGTCAGAATAATCTGACGGCGTATCTACTAACACTGCACTTGATATAGTACTTATTTGTTTTTGTTCTCTTATCTGGTCCTTTGCATTAGATGAATTAACACCAAAAGATAACCCGTCTGTTAAATCTGTTCCAAAATTAACCAAATCAGTAAATGTATTTGTAAGATATTCTATATTGTTTATTGCCGCAATAAAACGACCTTTCGTATTTTCAAGTTCTCGTTTAAAAGCAGCTATTGAACCTGCAACTTTTTTGGCTGCTTCTATAACAGATAATCCTTTATCTAAAACTGCGCGTGCATCCGCCACCGCTTGAGCAGGTTTATTTAACAAACTGTATATATCAAGAGCATTGTCTTTATAAGCCGTAATAAAATTATCTTTAGCAGCCGACAATTGCCAACGAGTATTTGGCGCAGCAGAAGTTAATTGAACAATTTTTTGAATACTAAAATTAATTGTATAATCAGCTGCTCGTCCGCGTTCGTTGGCTTCAACTTCAGAATATCTGTCAACAACTACATTGAGTACACCTCTATATGGATGTATCAATACACCTTCGCCGCCAGCATCTAAAGCTTTCTCAAATCTTGTTCGTTGGTCAAAATAGTCATCGCCTAGTAAATAAGCGTCAAGAGTAATAGTCTTATCATCCTGTCCATTATCCTCGTGGTCAACTTCGTCCTTTCTTGGATAAATATGTTTTATATTTCTGCGTCCAGTATCATAGGTTGCCCGCTTTATGAAAAAAGGAACATTCCTAAATTTAGCTTGTAGATAACCGTCTTGCCAAGCCATTATAGATTTCCTTCCATTACAGCACCTTTAGACTGTACGTTTATTTTTCCTTTTTTGTTACTCGTCTTGACTTTAGGATTAACACCTTGCGGTACATTCGCAAAATCTATATTAATGTCAGCTTGTGACTTTGCATTCAAATTTATTTCTTTGACTAGTTTCTGTTCTGTATTCAATCCCTCTGCTTTGAGATCTTTATACATACCGCCTTCCATATTAACGTCATATTTTGTCTCTTTAAATTTTTTCGCAAGTTTTGTTTGTTCGATTGTTAATTCCATTATTGTTCGTTGCAATCTTTCAGCAGGACTTTCAACGTCTGTAAACAATGCCGCAAAATTACCCATAACATTTTCAGTTGTATATCTGTCTTCTATGAGTTTCTTTTTAAGCATCTCAGCTTTCGCCATAGCTGCTTTTATTTGTTCGCTCGTTCTAGCATCAGCCGCAGAAAACAAATCAGCTTTATGTTGTAAGTCTGAGTATTTTTGATTTTGTTCATCAAATACTGCTTGATTAAGTGTTTCTCCAATGGCCACACCAACGCCAGCGGCGGCACCTACAGCACCAGCTTTGCCAAGAAAACGGCCGGCACCTTTCAACAATCTGCCAGCTTTGCCGAATCGGCCGGCCGCGCCGGCCGCGCCATCCATAGCCGCAGTTGCTTTGGTAGCTTCTGTGGCAACGCTTCCAAAAGCCGTGGCGGTCCGTCCAAGCGGCCCAAAGAAACCAGCTAGTGCCGTAACCCTAGTTAACCCTAGAATGGCTCTGAAAGCCGCCACGGCTTTCGTGGCCGTGCCTACTATCATGAGGAACGGACCAAGTGCAGCCACAAGACCAGCTATTTTTAAACCGAATTCTAATGATTCACCTGACAGACTAGAAATCCAATCAAAGAACGGTTCAAGTTTTATAATTATTCTTTCTACAACTGGCAACAATCTGTCACCAATTCGTATTGCAGCTCTTTGAACACGGCGCACGAATTGGTCCCATTTGAAACCAGCTTTGTCTATGCCCTCTGTCTGTTGCTTGAAAGCTTCGTCAGTTGCACCGGTGACATGCTTCATTGCTTCAACTTTTTCCGTGAACTTATCAGCTTGTCCACCTGTCAAAGCCAAAGCCGCTACAAGACCTTCTTTCCTTGTTATCAATTTGCCAACTTGGTCAACTTGCTTGCCGGTAATGTCGGCAACCTTCTGCATTGTTCCTTCTAAACCAAGTTCAGAAATCATCGCAGCACCGGACGCATAACCAAGTTTCTTTGCTGACTTTGTCAAATCATCTGACGGCTTCGCCGCAGAACCCAAGATAGAACGCAACTGCGTCGATGCTTCCGCGGCATTACCAGTAACACCCGTCAATGTCGCCATAGCACCGAACAGTTCTTCCTGACTGACACCAAGAGCAGCAGCAAGAGGTATTACCCTGCCCATGCTAGCGGCCAAATCTGGAAATGTTGTTTGACCAAGTTTTACAGTCATGAAAGCCAAATCAGATGCTTTTTGTGCAGCTGCGTCTGATGTATCACCGTAACCTTTAGTTACAGCAGATACTAGACTAAGTGCCTCTTTAACAGTTGAAAGACCTGCCCGACTCATACGAGTAGCAATCGTCAATTTATTGATAGGGTCTTCTGCCCCACCAAACGCAGATATAGTTTCGTACAAACCTTCTGCAATAATCGTCGATGATGTACCCGTTGCGACGGACAGGTCTAGCACCTGTTCCTTAAGTTTCTTAATTCTTTCTGTTTCATTTGGAATCAATGTCGCAACATTCGCCATGCCCTTGTTTAAATCGCGGGCAAACTTGACACTTGCAACACCAGCGGCGGCAATTGGAAGGGTGAGACCAGTTGTCATTTTACGACCAGCCATAGCAATGCCAGCACCAATACGAGAAATCTTCTTATTGAGCTTGTTGAATTGCTTGGTGTATTTATCTACACCAACAATCGGCACTTTAATTGGCGGAGTCGTCGGCATTTATCTAGTATCCCTTTCCTGTCAAAACGTTTATCGCGGCTTTATGCCAAAAAAGTAAATAACGAAGATTGAGCTTGTCAAGCTCTGTTGGTGGCCAATTGTAAGCACGAGCTATTATACGAACAGCTTCAAGCCACTTAGACGGCCACTCTATAAAAAACTTTGTACCACCTCCAAACATTTGTTAAAATCACTCATGTTCATTGCATCAATTATTGCCGTTGGAAGTTCCGTCATGCCCGCAATGGGTCTGGTAAAGTGTCCGAGTTTTTGCGCTTTAAAATCTAGAGGTAGATGTTTTACATCTTCAACAATCAATCCCCTTTTAAAAGTAACAGACGCGTATTCTTTGCCTGCAACTGTAAAAGGAAATTCAAGGTCTACAGTGTATGGAAGTTCAATGCGTTTTGTTTCTTCCTCGTCCTTCTTTGCCTTGTCTTCATTCTCCTTTGGCGAAAAATCATTCTCGTTGTCATCAAAAATGTTTTCGTCGTTTTGCTTACCCATTGTACAGCCCCTTTCTTCTAACTGCCTTGTTAGAATTAAATTTCTTGGGCACTCATGGCACCCACTTCAAATTGTATTTTTCCTTCCTCTGTTTCTATGTTTCCGTCGCCAGTATACACCGCCCTTTCGAACATATACTTTTTACCATTCGCGACAGTAGCTACGACAGTTGCGTCATTCATATCTAGAATGTCATTCGTCGCATTAAGGGCACTACCATCACGGATTTCGCCGGAGATACTTGGCGGTTGTGGCATTTCGCTGTGGCCATGTACTCTGTCTGGTCCCGCCTGCATTTCACGTTTGGGTCGTCCAAGATTCAAAGTGAAATTGCCGATAGCGTTTAGAATCTTACCGTTGACAGTTATCTCAAGCCGTCCTGCAATTAAATCTGACATGCATCACCTCTCTTAACTTCTGAACTGAAGCACACCAGAGCCAACGATGAATTGATTCATCAAATCTGGCGGCAACAGCCAATTCATTCTGTCAAGGTTTGTTAAGTCTCGTTTGACGTCAAGCTCTGCTTTGAACTGGTCCATAGCAGCTTGTCCGCCTTCAACTAGACCGTCAAACTGTGCAAGTCTGAACCAGGCAACCGCCTCTGTTTCGCCGATGTCTGGTGTCATGATTTGCTGTCCAGCTTTCAAACCGTCTGCACTATCGGCCAATTTTGCCCGCGGATATTTCGTCAAAATCTGATTAACAAAACGATACCGCAAAGCTGACAGAATGAATGGAACATTCTGCTGTCGATATGCTGGGTCTAAAGCACCTGCACTGTTCTTACGATACATAGTAACGCAAGCGTCAGTTTGAACGCCGTTTTCGTCGGTTAGTGTTGAAATGCTACCCTGCGCCAATTGATTTCGTTCAAAAGAGTCCCAACGGTCGTTAGAATCCTGAACTTTAAAACCAGCGAGTTTAATTCTGTGAAGTGGAACGGCAGCGTCGTCCTGTATCGAAACAGCCACAGCGGCTGCGACACCGGCGGCGATTTCGTATGTGCTTTCCATTCGCTTGTATGCCGGATAAGTCGACATCCATTGACTGTTACGATTAGCGGTGTCGGTGCCAAAAGTAATCATTGCAGAAAGTGTGTCTCTTTTCGCCTGGTAGCACATCCCAGATTTTTGATACATAGGACCGGCAACCAAGTCCAGATACTCTTCCATAGCATCCATGTTGTCGTTGTCAGTGTAAGGTTGCGTGATGACATTAAACCAATCGTCACCAATTGTCGCAATCGCATCTGTCAAATCTGGGTCAACTGTTCCAGCTGTCGGCGTGATAGCTGACACTGTGATGCCTGCGGGTGTTTTCTCACCCTTGTTGTAATTGAATCTGACATCCAAATCACCGGCAGCTATGCCAGCGTTTTTACAAGTCAGAGTCAAAGTACCGACATCATAAAGAGCCGTAACTTGAATGTTTGCGTCTGCGTTGATTAAGTCTGCCAAGGCAGACCCGACAGTGCCGCCAGTATCGTCGACAGCTACACTTGCAGCGTAGCGTTCACCGGCAACATACATAGGAAGCTCGCCAACTTCAGTTGCGGTGCCCCCAATATCAACGGCATAAGTAGCTTTTGTTGCTCCGCCTTCGTCGTCCAAGCCAACGAAAGTCATTGGAACAGTCTGATTGTTTTTGAAAGCCTTGATAGCTTGTCGATGTAGCACAGAACCAAAGCCAGCATTTTGACCAACTTCGTCTGCGGTTGTCGCGAGAAATTTTGTTTCTGCTGGAACGATACCTGTTGAAAGTCTCTGTCCTATTACGAACAAATTAACAGGTATCTCCGCGGGACCAGGATTCGCACGCGAGCTATCAAACTCTACACCGACGAATGGAATTAGTATATTTGCGGGTACACCTGTCATTCGTCATTCCCTCCTTTTTGTTTGGCAGTCTTCATAACTTCCAAATCGCCTGCGCGTATCAATCGGGCGATACGCACTGTTTTATCAACTACCGCGCCGCTCACCGTGAAAGGTTTGCCGCGGTCGTCCAAGACTTCAATGTCTTTTCTTGCAGGTTTTACTTTAACCTTCCTCATTTAAAACTCCCTCCGCCGCGAGCAATACCCTGTCGGTTGTTTCTTCTGTTGAACCAACACGAATAATAGCGGCATTGTATTCCGCAAATGTCTCTAGTCTCAAATCGAGATAACCAGGACATAGATACGGATAAATCATTCTGATGTCTTGCGCTATAACGCGCCTGTCGTCTTCTGTTTCGACATCGTAGGGTGTAACGCCTTCCAATCGTGAGCCATGAGTTAAACCAACAAAGTTTGTATTAGGGTCAAAGTCTGGTAATCGTCTGGCAAGACGATAATCATAAAACAATTCGCGCTCAACTTGTGAACCAAGATAATCTAAAAAGTCTTCGCCTTTATCACTTGTGTCTATGTCATCTTCTGGATTAACAATATCTTCTACAGCAATAGTAACAGTAATAGGTAAATGACGCTGATATTCTTTTACAATAAACTCACTACCAGACCATGTCTCTGTTGTTTCTTCTCCGTAGTAAATACACACGGCAGGCAATTCATCTAAGAACAACGGACTAGTTGGTCTGCAAGCAAAAACTCGTCCGCCAACATCAATTTTCTCAAGCAAGAGACTTTTGATGTAATGACGTATCTTTGTTCTTGGATGTAGATTCTCGCTCATTTAGTCCTCAGATAAACAGTTGTTACACCTACGCCGTCTTGTGAATAGTCCTCAATTCTATATTCTACACCTTTAATCTTACATCTGTCATTTTTAAGAATTGGATGTAACAATTTTGACTCGGCAACTTGAAACTGTGGACGAATACTTGTGAAGTCAATTTGATTTAAAGTGACAGCCGCATACGGATCATCAAAGATAACAGCGTATGAAGTCCACTTATTTAAAGAGCTATGATAATACGAAATTGTAATAGCGAATTCGTCAGTGTTAAAAAACACATTTTCTAAATCGTCGTGATAAAGTAATTGTTCGAATTCGCTAACAGCTATAGCGTTAACAGTAGGAACACCCTGATGTGTATCGTCCACGATACCGGGTACATGTAAGTCTACCATGACTAGAACCTATAAATGCCATCGTCGCCAGTGTCCCAAATCGCCACGATGTCGGTGCCGTCTGGGACAACTGGAAACTCTGGCGGTTCGTCATTAAAGAACAACAGAACAGTTTCACTTTCTGACCTGTCGTCCTTAAAAATTATAATGGCAGATGCTTCGCTATCAGGTGCAGTAACAGAATTAAAGGTTGACGGGTCTGCCCGCAAAACGGCATCATAGACACCAGGGGCAGACTCGAAAGGTGTGACGGTTCTTCCCGTGAGCTGAACTTCAGCGATACGAGCGTCCTCGGGCACATCAGCGATAGAGGTGTGATTTAGCAAATTAGGAGAATAGTGATTTAAGTCGACCAGCAAGGCAGAAATGGGGCTGTTAATCCAGTCAACATCACCTTTAGCCAAACCGCCTTTACCACTGTAATATGTGCCCTTGGACATAACTTAATCCTCTAGAAGTTCTTCTGCCTCTGCAAGCAACCTTTCTGCGGTTGCTTCCCCTATGCTCTTGAGAGCGACCAAATCAGCCGCTGAAGCCTCGTAGACCGCTTCAACCGATGAATACCCCGCCTTAGTCAGCACGGCCGCCAGATTCGGTGTCATGCAGCTCATAGTGGTCAACGGCGTGCCCGGAAAATCATCGTCCTCCGTTGGTTCGACAACACCGCTATTAATGAGACTGGATGCAATCTCGTCTGTCAATTCACAGGTCATTCCAATGTCTACATAAGAACCGTCTTTTTTCAATCGTCCTTTAATGACTCTTACTAACACGTGACACCTCCTTTTATGGCACGTGAACGATGGCAGCCACAACCGCACTTGGTTGATGGAAACCAACAAGCGGCGACGACTCCATTGTGAGATAGCGTCGTTTTCCGTCGTCAGATTCCCAACGATTCGGAAAGCGCTCGCCGATAAAATCACCGGTTTTAAAGTTTTCGATTTTGCCGTAGTGGAATCTGAAATCCATAGAAGTTGAAGCAAGAACGACGGTATAGTCATTCATGTATCTGTAAGAGTTCTTCGTTCCACTCTCGACTTTTTCGTACATGCCCTGATATGAATACAGGTCAATGTCGAGACCTTGTCCCCGCAAAGTGCCAAGATAGGTTGCCCGCTGGGCACGAATCAATCTGACATTTATTTCTCCGCGCTCAATGCGCCGATTATCAATCATGCCCGTTACCTTAGGATGATTAATCAGATAATTCATTGCCTTTCGTTCACCTATCAGAACATCAGGACCAGGGGCACCACTGTCTTCAATCTGTTCTGCCCAGTCTTCCAAATCTTGCACAGGATCAGAATTCGTGGTGTCGCTCCACATATCCGTTCCCGTCAAAGTGATGATATTTGCGGCGGGCATATCGAAGTCTACAGTGTAGTCAACGTCCTTACCTTGAACGAGAACAACGCCAGTCTGCAGTGCCTCGGCAACTTGCATCTCTTCGTTGCGATTGAATCGTCCTTCAAGGTCTGTCAGCCAAGATTCAACACGACGGCCTAAATACTGGGCAGAGTTATCGTAAACAGTCGTACCTGCTTGACGAATATCCACATCGCTCGGCGTGTATGGAATCTGTTCGTAGATATAAGGTGCCACGTGAATGTGATTCTCGTAGCCTGCTTTACCCACGATGTTTGGTGCGCCATTTCTACTCGTGAAACCCGCAACCAATTGACCACCAAAAATTTTGTCTATCTCTAGATAAATCTTGTTGGTTGTATTGCGTTCTTTCACGAACATTGACGACAGAAAATTGGTAGGCATTGGGTACTGCTCCATAAGGCGCAGCATCTCTCTTGGGGTATACTGTGCAACTGGGTCCATAATTAACCTCCTACCACGTTCTCGTCACTATCGTTTTCGTCGATGTAACAGTTAAGAGCACGTGCGGCATCTTTGATGTCCGCAATGGTCGTTGCGCCGCCCATGCTCAGAGCCTGCGATTGAAAACTTCCTGACAAAGCCACAGGGGCAAGTTGGGTCTCGCCCGCACCTGTCGTGACATCCTCTAAAAGAATGCTGTGGAAATCTTCTGAACCGTCAACGCTCGCCACGTCCAGCAATTTCGCTTCTCCGCTTGCTGTGATGATACCCAGCACCGCACCACGAGAAAGTGTTTGACTTTCTGTGATTTCGACTGCACCACGCTTTACAGGATAGTCCTCGCCGAACAGATTGTCTCTATCAGTTGTCGATTTAACTGAGTCCATACTCTTTCTCCAATCTGGCTTTGCGCGCCTCAAGCAGACCGTTTACACGCTGCTCACTAGCCGCAATTTTGTCCTGTTCGCCACTCGCGTCGTTTCGTGATGCATCGACGGTCGCCGCGATGTCGGCCGCCTCACGCCTCGTTTGACCAGTTGCATCAACGGCGTTTATCTGCGCCTTTGAAACAGCTTCTACTACATGAATAGAAACTGTCTCTGCGGTCGCACCGTCGTCGAACTTGTGGTCGTTGATTGCCTTCAAGGCTGCCGCCTTAACTGCGGGATGCGCCCCGTCAAACTTCGTGCCTAAAGCCTCGATTGATTGGAGACGCGTCCGCTCGTCGGCAGCTGCCTTGTCCGTCAGTGCTTTGACTTCCGCGGCGTTTTTCAATTCCGCGGCGGGCACAGACTTCTCGTTTTCATTTGGCATACTGTCCTCCGTTGCCTTTGGTGTTATGTCGGCTTTCGCCGAAGGTGAAAAACTTGACATACTAGATTTGTTAGTAAGATTTTTAGCAAACGTATTGGCGTCTGAAATCAAATCTATCATGCCTACTTCCATGGCACGTTTCGCGACAAACATCGCGCCGCCACCAAATTTCTTTAAAACATCTTCTGGTGAAACATCTCTATTTTCTGCAACCGCTTCAACGAAAACAGTTGCGGTATCGTCAACCATTTGTTGCAAAGCTACACGTTCTTCTGGGTCGTCTAGATTCGGTTTTTTATTAGGACTTTGACTTGATACTATGTCAATTGTTCTAATACCTCTTTTACTGTCGCGCTCGGAATAATCTGTCAAGCTTAAGATGATGCCGATAGAACCATTGATACCTGTAGGCGGAGAAACAATTATATCATTCGCAGAGGCAATCCAATAACCAGAGCTTGCTGCCATCCAAGTGAAAGCGTATGTCTTTTTATGACTCGCCCTGACAAGGCTTACGTAATCGCTCGTCCCCGTTACCGCTCCGCCAGGGGTATCCATTAAATGCACAATACTATCTATTGACGGGTTTTCTTCGAGTGCCTTAAACTCTTTTGAAAGAACGTCTAGAGATACCATGCCAGACACTCTAGAGAAAGCGGTTGCCCTTGGAACAATAGGACCGTCTACATTGAGATAACCAACATTCTGGTCAATACTCGTGTACTCAGTATTATTAACAGCTCGTCCGAATAAACTTGACGCACGCATAAATTCTTTCTGCTCAGCATCAACAGAATGAAAATATCTGTACTCGTCGGCTTTTATTTCTTCGCCTTCTAACACCGCGAGCATAGCCCGCAAAGACGGCAAAAGAATCGCCCATTGATTTCGTCTTATTTCCTCAAGTATTCGTAGAGGTGTCATTATCTTCCTCGTCTTCCTGTCCGTCTGGTCCTACCAATTCGCCAGGACTTGGTTTGTCATCTATACCAATCGAGGCAAGATAATCATTTTCGCGAACGAGTTTATCCATTGCAGCGTCCCAACGGCCGCCTTGACTCTGCGCTCGTTCTTCCTCACGCGTACTTAACTTCGCGTTCAGTTTAATGACACTTGCCTTCGCTTCCTTCAACGGGTCTAGTGAACCTTGCCCCTGTCCTACCCAGTACGATTTTGTCCAAGCTCGTTTATATGAATAGTCGTCATAAAAACCTGGTGCTTGAATTCTATTTCTGACTAGAGCTTCGGTTAACAATTCTATATAGACAGGTTGATTCATCTTTCGTGACATTATCGAACGAGCTTCAATCCAATGTTTATAATCATCATTAGCCGCGGCACGCGCAGCAGTATAAGATGTAGTATATTTCATAAGAGCCCGTTCAATAGGCATGTTCGCGCCAGCGCTCGTCACTGTCGCCAATGATTCCCAAAATTTGTCGAAGTTCTTATCTGCCTTGCCTGGGTCCGCTATTGAGACATCTTTTCTATCATCAATATAAGCTATGTTACCATGACCCATTTCTAAATCGTTGCCGTCTTCTCTATATCTTTCTCCTGTCTCTGGTTCGTCGGGACTATATCGTCCGCCACCTAATTCTGTTTCTTCTGGTGTAAGAGCTGGTCCCAACATAGAACCAAGTCCAGACGCATCTTTTATAAAGACAGTAAAGAAACTCGCAACAAGAGCATTCATCAATTCAGCTTCAGAAAGTCTTGTTAATTGTTTGAGTGAATCTGCGACATTGGCGAGTAAAGGTGTACCACGTCTTTGTGATATTCGCTCGGGATGAAAAACATGATAAATCTGTTGGCGTCCGTTCCTGTCATAGATAGGCACGCGCGTTGATTTGCCCGCTCCAACATCACGCCTGTATTCGTTCGGGTAAGTATTCCAAACATGATACGCAACTACTTGCCCATTTTCTTTTTCTACACCACCTTGAATGTCTCGTGTACTTAATTCAACACCAACAGGATTACGAACCAAGTCAGCATCAATAAGTTTTATGCACAGCTCATAAGGAAAACCTGCCTCGCGTGGTTGTCGCCATACAGGCATCCAGAAAAAATCACCGCTAAGCAACATATTTAAATAACCCAAACCTTGATTGTCGCCATAAAAATTAGCGCCGTCAAAATCTGAATTGAACGACTCCGACCACAAATCAAATTCGCGTTCAAAATTTCGTTCGTATACTCTAGCAGCTTCTTTGTCAAGATTCAAAAATTCTCTATCAATAACAGATTGCACTTGAAGACCAACACCAAACTTAAGTGTTCGATGTCGTCGTAGAATAGCTGTCGACAAAGGCGCGTTCATGAACATGTCACGATTCAATGCGCGCATGCCCGGCAATTTATTTACAATGTCAAAATCTGGAGAGTTAGGTGTGGACGTGACACCCTTCATACTTTTGCGAATGCTGCCAGGTATTACAAAACCGTTTTCGCTAAAAGCTGATAACCCACGTCTTACATTTTGAATGATTGTTCTTGCAGATATGTCTAACCAGCTCATTTATATGTCCCTTGGAACAACTCGTTGCATGGTTATCTGGTTGCCACGTCTCAATGTAACCAATTCGCTGTCAAGGTCTTTTATCGCTCTGCGAATTTCTTTCAAATCAGCACGAGTCAAAGAACGGTTGCCAATAGAATAAGCTTGCCCGCCTGTTGTTAAATGACGTTCAGCTAAAATGTATTGGGCTCTACGGGTCTCTGCTTCGGTTATACGCTCTGCAATGGTTGCCATAGGACGTCTCCTATTGTTACCTGTTTAAAGTTTTGATTGGATTTTTAGAGTGTTGAGTTTTTACTATTTATCAATATATCTATTGTAAATGCGACAAGCAATTTTTTTCAAATAAATTTTTTATAAACCTGGATTGCCGCGCCTTCGCTTTAATTTTGGCCGCCTTACAATACCAGATTCGGCAGACATTTTAGGAAAGATAGTTAACAAACCTTTACTTTTTCGCCGCTTCATATTGACAGGGTATACAAGAAAACCAACGACAGCATAGTTACGACAATCTATTGGTTCGTTTCTCGCGCCGCTTGGTTTCTTCCAAAACAATTTTTTAAATCCATTAACCATTTTAACATCGCGAGACTCACAAGTAAGACCTTTAAAATATGTCTCAGAGTAAACGGTGCTCTTTGGAAAATGACAATAACCAGGACCAGCACCGTCAACTTGCAGCATGGCATACACTTTACTTTTAAGCTCGTCTGTATAAGCGGTGTAATCAATAGTATGGTATGTCTGATGTCTCGTTCTTTTAACAGACCATAACCCCTTGCCCCATCCGTCTTTACCATGAATAGGAAAGATACGACGATGTTCCCTTAATCGACAAAAAGTATGCACCTCCGCTGTTTTATATCCGGCATCAATCATTGTTATTTCAATCGGCATCGCCGCGCCACTCTCATGTCTAAATCTTTTCATCAAATATTCGTCAAGTAATCGCCATACACTAGGTTGTCCATTCTGTAATAAACCTTGATTGTTTCCCATTAAAGCTGTATCGCCAGGCAA